AAATTGACACTATCGTTGAGATCCTGGCGGAGACCAACGAAATCCTCGAAGACATGGTCTGGATGGAAGGCAACCTGCCGACCGGCCACCGCACCACGATCCGTTCAGGCCTTCCGGCCCCGACCTGGCGCAAGCTCTACGGCGGCGTGCAGCCGACGAAGTCTCGTACCGTGCAGGTCACGGACACCTGCGGGATGCTCGAAGCTTACGCCGAAGTGGACAAGGCCCTTGCCGACCTTAACGGCAACACGGCTGCGTTCCGCTTGTCTGAGGATCGCGCGCACATCGAAGGCATGAACCAAGAGTTTGCGTCTTCGTTGTTTTACGCCAGCGAGGCCACCGCGCCTGAAGAGATCACGGGCTTCGCCCCGCGCTTCAATCTCAGCACGGCAGAGAATGGCGAGAACATCATTCGCCAAAGCAATGCCCAACCGGACGGCACTGACAACGCATCGATTTGGCTGATTTGCTGGGGTGAGAACACCTGCCACGGCATCTATCCCAAGGCGTCTATCGGCGGCTTGCAGATGACCGACAAGGGGCAAGTGACCATCGAAAACATCGACGGTTCTGGCGGGCGCATGGAAGCTTACCGCACCCATTATCGTTGGGATTGCGGTCTTTCCGTGCGTGACTGGCGTTATGTGGTTCGCATCCAGTACAACAGCGAAGACCTCGTCGGCGATGCAGCCTCTGGCCCCGATCTCTTGGACCTCATGACCCAAGCGCTCGATGTGCCGCCCTCGTTGACCCTCGGTCGCCCGGCGTTCTACATGAACCGTCGCGCCCGCTCCTTCCTGCGTCGCCAAATGCTGGAAAAGGTCGCAGGCTCAACCCTGACGATGGAGCAGATCGGCGGCAAGCTTGTGCTGGCCTTCGCGGGCATCCCTGTGCGTCGCTGCGACGCCCTTCTCAACACTGAAACCGGCGTCGCCTAAAGCGAACGGACAGGAGACATTCCTATGATTATGGACGAAAGACTTGAGTTCGCCGACAACGTGTCCGTGGCGGCTTCGGCTGGCACGGCTTTGATCGGCGACGTGATCGACCTTGGCGCCACGACCCAAGACATCGGCAACGGCGAACCGCTGTTCTTGGTCATCAAGACCGGCGCGACGGAAATCATCACGGGCGGTTCCGCTGGTACGGTCAAGTTCCAGCTCGCCTCTGACGCGCAAGCGGCGATCGCCACGGACGGAACGGCCACGGTCCACTTTGACACGGGCACGATCGTCACCGACGACGCAGCAGCGAACAGCGCATTGCTGAACGCGGGTGCGACGATTGCCATGGTTGCTCTCCCTCTGGGAACCTACGAGCGTTACCTTGGCGTCCTTTGCGTCACGGCGACGACCACGACCACGGCGGGCACGATCGACGCCTTCTTGACGAAAGATCCGTCGAAGTGGGTGGCCACGGCTAACGCGCCTGGCGCAAGCATCAATCTCTAACTGACGGAGGGTACAGATGAAGATCGTGAAGGCGACAGCTTTAGGCTTTTACAAAGGGTCAAGGGTGCGTCCCGGCACGGTCTTCTCTGTGCCTGACAACATGGCCGGCAGCTGGTTTGAGCTTGTGGAGCGGAGGGGGTCGGAGCCTATTGCTCAACCCGCTGTCGAGCCAACCGCTCAACCCGCTGTCGAACCCATAGCCGACCCCGTTCCCCGCCGCATTAAGCGTGCAGACTTGTGATGAGGCGCCGCCATGGCCAGCGTGATTGATATCTGCAACCTCGCTCTGAGCCATATTGGCGACCGAGCCAACATTAACAGCATCAGCCCGCCTGAGGGATCAATCCAAGCCGAGCATTGCGCGCGGTTTTACCCTTTGGCTTTGGATACGCTGTTGCGTATGCACCCGTGGACCTTTGCCACGCGGCGCTTGCTCTTGGCTGATGCGTCGCTAGTCGTCCCGCCCGCACACCCATGGCAATATAGCTACGCCATTCCGTCTGATCTCGTAACGGTCATCGGCATCTACTCTGGCGCGCGTCAGTTTGACGAAGACGCGCATGAGTATGAGTTCGAGATCGGTAACGACATCAACCGCACGCGCGTGATCTTCACCAACTGCGATGAAGCCACCATGCGCTACGTCTCAGACGTAACCGACAGCGCGCGCTTTCCCGCTTGGTTCGTGCAAGCCTTGAGCTGGATTTTGGCCAGCCACCTTGCAGGGCCCATCATCAAAGGCGAGCAGGGCGTCCGCACGGCTCAAGCCGCCTTGCAAACCGGCTTATCCTACGCGGCCAAAGCGGCAGCCAATGATGCGAACGAGCGCCGCTGCAGCCCCGTGCGCAACGACACCCGCCACACTGCCCCATGGCTGGCCAACCGCGCGCTCATCTGGCCTTACAACGATGAGCCTTACAACCCATGAGTAACAAGACCTACACACGGTCATTCAACGGCGGCATCGTCAGCCCGGAAATGTACGGGCGGCTGGATGACGTGAAGAACAACACCGGCCTTGCCGTGTGTCGGAACTTTGTCGTGACCCCGCAAGGGCCAGTGGTCAATCGCCCTGGCACGCAGTTTGTTCGCGAGGTTAAGACCAGCGCCAAGGCAACCCGCCTAATTCCGTTTCGTTACAGCGCGACCCAAACTGTCGTCATCGAAGCGGGAAACGCCTATTTCCGCTTTCACAGCTTTGGCGCAACGCTGCTTACCCCGACCACTGGCGTCAGTGCGTGGGATGTGGCAACGGCCTATGTCGCTGGCGATCTTGTCACCCGCAGCGGCTCGACGTGGTACGCTGTCGCCGCTTCCACTGGCTCTGATCCCGCGACCCCTGCAAACCAATATGGCGCAACGCCCGTCATCACAGCCACATGGGTGCAAGACGTGGGGCCTGTTTCAACCCCGCCAGCAGGCTACACTAACAGCGGCTCGACCCTGCCAACACAGGTTGTGATTGGCCAGAAGCTTTACATCAGCGAGATCACCTACACTTATCAGCCGCCGCCATTTTATAACGAGTGGCTTTACATCGATCTTGAGCCCATCGAGACGGTTGTTTATTACGGCTACACCGGCACGGCAAACACCAGCCCCACAGGGCAATGGTATCAAATGCCGACGGTTTACGAGATTCCGTCGCCCTACGCCGAGCAAGACCTGTTCGACCTGCACTACATCCAAAGCGGCGACATCATTACAATCGTGCATCCCAACTATGCCCCGCGCGAGCTGAAGCGATTGGGCGCGACAAAGTATGTCTTGAGCACGGTTACCTTCGGCTCAACCTTGGCCGCGCCAACAATCTCCAGCGTGACGCCGACCTTAGGAACGTCGCCATCCCTCGCCCAGACCTACAGCTACGTGGCCACGCGGGTGAGTGACAATCAGCTTGACGAAAGCGTGGCCAGCGCGGCTGTGACAGCCAGCAACCAGTTGTTTGACACAGGCGCAGTCAACACGATCAACTTTGCCACCAGCGCACGGCGCAATGTGTATCGCGAAAGCGGCGGGCTCTATGGCTTCATTGGTCAATCCACCGGCACAAGCCTAGTGGACGACAACATTGCGCCAGACACAAGCCGCACGCCGCCGCTCAACCAGAACCCGTTCGCGTCCGACTTTCCCGGCGCCGTGTGCTATTACGAACAACGCCGCGTCTTTGCCGGAACGCCGCTTTTTCCGCAAACCTTCTGGATGACCAAAGCCGGGACCGAAAGCAACCTGGACTATTCGATCCCGGTCAAGGACGATGACGCCATCAGCGTCAAGATCGCTGCGCGCGAGGCCAACACGATCCAGCATGCGGTTGTGATCGGCGATCTTCTGTTGCTTACCGAAAGCGCGGAATGGCGCGTCGCGAGCGTTGGCGATCTCCTGACGCCAAGCACGATCACGATCCGCCCGCAAAGCTATATCGGCGCAAGCAATGTGCAGCCTGTCACCGCCAACACCGTGGCGATCTACGCCGCCGCGCGAGGCGGGCACATGCGCGCCATTGGCTTTGACAACGACATTCAAAGCTACATCTCGGTGGACCTGTCCCTGCGTGCGGCGCACCTGTTTGACTACAAGACGATTAAGGACATGGCTTACGCCAAAGGGCCAACCCCGATCGTCTGGGCCGTCTCAAGCGACGGGCGCCTGCTTGGCATGACCTACGTTCCCGAGCAACAGGTTTACGCTTGGCACTATCACGATACCCAGGACGGCGTGTTTGAAAGCGTGGCTGTCGTCAGCGAGGGCAATGACGACATTCTCTATGCCATCGTCAAGCGCACGATTGGCACAAGCACCAAGCGCTACGTCGAACGCCTTGCCAGCCGCTACTTCCCTGACCTGAAGGACTTCATTGGGTCTGATTGCAGCTTGACCTACTCAGGCTCGCCGGCCACCACGATCAGCGGCCTTGGCCACCTTGAAG